AGAACTTAGTGAACGGAGAATTTTCAAGAAGATGATATCTTTCAATGAGATCAGCAGTACTGTGTTCTTCAGCAAAGACAAGGCCCCGATAAAAATTGCGAACGGCAGCTGATGGATCTTTTTGAACAAGACCTTCAACACCACCAACTACTGCAAATTGTCCTCGTTGAAGTTGCTTAAGTGCTGCAAGTGGCATTTTAAGATAACGTAAGGCTCCTTGAGGTTGATCTTCTTGTCCAATAGCTGGGACATCAAACCCATGCTTACGAAGAAGTTCCTCACTCTGAATGCTTTCTCGTAATGCGGATCCTACAGCTCTACGACGTTCCCCTTGAGGAATTGAAGAGATGTCCTGATTTTTATATACAGTACCCAATTCAGGAACGAATGATCCGCGTTCTGTCTCATGTCCAGGGATTTGCTGTAAATCATCGTTGGTATTATCAGACACGCCTAGATTGTATTTACGGCGTAATTCGTCAAGAGATGACTCTCCAACTTTAGTGCCAGTGACAGTTTCAGGCTCATCAGGATCTGCCTGAGTACTATATTTTTCACGGAGAGTATCAATGCTACCCATTTATCGTTTGTCCGCATTTCTTTCTACCATTTTCTGACGGGCTTTCTCTGCGGCGTCAGCCGCCATTTTTTCTCGTAGTTTTTTAGAACCACCTTCTTGAATTTTCTTTCTATAAACTTCATAAAGATCTGGAGCATTAATTCTTAAGAGATCAATTTCTTTATCGGTAAGATCTATTGTTTCAAATCGTGATGCAAACGTCTTGTCATTCTGTACACCATTCCAGTCCTTAGCAGCCTTAACGTCTACTGGATTAATCTTTTTTCTGTTCTCTACTGCAGGAAGAGCCTCAAGATCTTCCCAGCTCATTGGACTCATCATGGCTGTAGGATTGCTATTGACGTATTCATTAAAACTATTTAAGTACGGTGTTGCTGCTTTTCGTGTAGCCTCAGTAGCTTTCTCAACTGCTTCGTTATACAGCTGCTCGTCTGTGTAGATGTTAGTAAAATCCTTAGAGTAAGTTTTTGCAACCTCAGTGAAGTTCTTTGTCCAAAGATCTGCATAAATTTTACCAAGTCCTCCAGGAGTATAAATATCTTTTCCCTTATTTTTCTTATCTGCCGTAGTTTTAGCAACTCCAGCTCTAATTACCGCAGCACTAGCTGTAGTTTCTCTAGCTCCGGCAGTTTCTTCCATATATCTTTTACGAATAGGAAATTCTTTTTCCCATTGACTCTTATCTTCTTTAAATTTTTCTCTTTCAAAATCAAGCTTCGAAGCATCTGCCGCTGCGGCTTTATTAAACTGCTTTTCACGCATAGCAAGTTCATCAGCGCGTCTAATCGCATCTACTTCAGCTGACTGACGCTGAAAAGCAAGTTGTTCATTGAACTGGCGAACCCGTTCTTGTTCCATCTTCTGCTGTTGCAAATGCTCCATGTGCTTGCGTAGACCTTCAGAAATTCCAAAACCTACATACGCAAGAGGATTAGGTTTATAAATAGTAAATTGATCCGCCATTACTGATCTCCATACTGGTCATACCCAGTATATCCTTGTTCTGTATACGGAGATGCTTCATACGGAGTCCCACCAGGACTATAATTCATATCGTAGCTACTATATGCCCAAGGATTAGAATTACCACCGGCTCCACCTCCACCTGGTGGATTTTGCATACCAAATTGAGTAAAATTAGACGCCGCTCCGCCAAGTAAACTGCCCCATTGCGCAGCTGATTCTTGAGAAGCTTGAAGAGCGTTCCAATAATTCTGTGAAGCAATTTGACTATAGATAGGACTCTTATTAGAAAGAGAGAACAGCAAATTGTATCCACGGTTCTTTTGGTCTTCTTTAGCTTGATAGTCCAATATATCAACTGATCCATATGCTCGATTTAGGCCTTCGGCCATTTGCTGACCAGCGTAGTACTGACGTCTAGAAGCATCTCCTCCAGTAGGAGATAATCCAGACAATGCAGAAGTTCGATCTGAAGCTCTTACTGCAGCTCCATAACCTCCTTCTGCAGTATCTCTAGCTGTGGAATACATACGATTACGGATGTCAGTGCCCAGACCATATGGATTATCGATTAGGTTCTTAGCTTCACCGCCAAGCTTATTCCACATCCCAGGACCATTTTGTCTGATCCATTCATAATCTGGAATTTCAGGAGGCTTAGTTTTATTTTTTCTACTTGCAAGATATGATCCAGCCAGGCTAGCTATTCCAGCAATAGCTGCACCCCAACTGAATAGGACTGGCTGAATATTATGGAGTTGTTCAAACATTTCAGGGGTCATTATATTGGCTCCCATCCAGCAGATACAGCAGAACCTGCAGGAACTCTAACTTCTAGGTACATTTCAAATAAATCACATTCCCCAACTTCACCACCAGGCGAAGCACCTGTTAATGTAGTATTCATACGAGGAACCACTTGACTTACTTCTCTAAATAAAGCAGTAATATCTCTTACAAACATTGTCTTGGCTTTGACAACTGGAGGAAAAGGTCCTGCACCACTCTTAGAATCAAACACAAAACTATTGGCGTCACCACTGCCTGAAAAAGGTTGCCCAGTGAACTCAGACCACTCACACGCAACTTGGGCTGTGCCTCCTCCAGAAGGACTTCCTATCTGAACCTGTCCTGCCCACAAATAAATAATTTGAGCTTGTACAAAACCCCCACCAACAATTGTAACTGGAAGCGTAGCTGTTTGTGTGAGTCCTCCAGCAGCACCCACAGTATTATTTAAACCTACTTCACTATGTGAATTAGTACTGATAATACCATCTCTCGCAAGACCCTCATCATCCGTTACAACATCTTGTCCGTTACCAGTAACTACAAACGCAAAAGACGCTGGCCTGACAGTAAGAAGATTTACGCCAGATTCAAAGTCCTCGAAATATCCATGAGTAGCAAGTATTCTAGCGTATGACAAATCATCTGTACCGCCGCCAGGATTTGAGAGTGTAGTTGTGTATGCTTCAATTCTAAACAGATTAAAGTCGTTATCAGGAATTACTATTTCGTACTCTGTAGGACCGCCATTATCCTGATATGTGTTAGGTGTAGAATTCTGAATCTCAATAATAGTAAAATAAACTCCACCACCATTTACACTGTATCTTAGCCCAGCAGTAACATTGGATCCTACTGGAGCTGAAGCATCCATATTAGCTTGGACCCAAGCTTTTACTTTAATAGTCCTTGTAGTTCTTGTAACAACAGGCGTACTACAGAACGCATTAGTAAAATCCAATGTATTCTTAGCATTGGAACTTCCACCAGCTCCAGACAAATTTCCCATATAAGAAATGATGTCACTGAAAAGATTTAAGTCATCTTTAATTCTAAAGTTTTCTGGAGTTCCTACGCTAGCGTTGTAACCGCCACTGGCACTAGTTACAGTATTAGCAATAATTTCAGATCTGATAGACATTACTGTGGAACCTTTTGGTCACACCTGAGATAAACTACAATATTTGCACCAGCTATAGTAGAACCAACTTGGTCAATATCTACAGTAAGCTTATCATCAAGCGCCAAAGTTGTTGGATTAGCTACAAAAATTGCTCCAGATCCACCAGTTAATGCAGCTGCAGCAATTTGAGGTCTTGTAGTAAAAAGAGTATTTCCGTTCTTATTGATGTCAACTATCAAAGCTGCTCCAGTAGGAGCAGTAGTAACTTCAAGAAATACAGATGTAACTACTAGTGCTGTAGCGGACGGTCTCAACGGAAAACTTTGACTTGTTCCTACAGCTAATGAACCAGCAATAGTCCAAGTAAATTGACCCTTGACTGCATCAATACTTTCAGCAACTACTGCTTGACCATTTATCTTGCCTGGAGTAGAAATTACTGCAAGTAGACTATCTGGAAGTTGTGCTCCAGGATTAAAATTATTCTGATCTATGTCAAATAACTCACCGTTAAGGGCATTAAAATTAGCATTTACTTCAGCCGACTTAATAATTGTATTTGGAGAAAATGTAATAAGTGTTAGAGCCATTACGGCACCAAGTACAAAGTCACTGTAACGGCTACAGTCGACCTTAAATATATTGCTTTACGCGTCCAATCTTTAGTTCCACGCCAAATACTTGTATCAGCGCTTCGAGTACCAAATATTATATCTCTTGGTATAGTGCCAATATTATGAGGAATTTCAAAATCAGTTGCTACATATCCAGTCGGTATACTCACAATAACTTCATTATTAAAAGTTTGTCTAGCTTTGGCTGTTTCCAAATCATTAGTTTCAAAAGTTCTAGTAGCATCTTTAGGTCTAATCTTGTGTAGGCCAGGACCCGTTCTTCCGACTTCGGTTTTAGAACCTATTTCCTGTCGCCCGCCGGAGGAAGAATCGTGTACTGGACTCTGGCGGCCAGCACTTTCCATGGTTCATCCTTTCTATCAGTTCTAAAACCTACAGAAATATTTCTAGCTTGAATACGAATCATTCCTGAAATGCTAGTAATATAAGTATCTCCACCAAATGTAGCTTCATCCCAATTAGAAAAATCCCAAACAGATCCGCCGGTAGATAAAGATATAGATCTAGTTATAGCTGGAATATCGGACCCATCGGTATATACATCTAGAAATAGATTAAAGTTTCCTTCAGCAATGACATCAAGTTCAATGTATCTAATAAGCTTAATATTATTTGGAAATCCTAAGTTATTCCAAGCCGTAACGTATTCACCACGATAATCTCCTCCGTATAGATTATCATTAAGATCTACATCAAACACATAGCCGCCAAATGTAGCATCAGTCCTACCGTCTCCGCCAGATATAACCTGATAACCATCACTTCTAGTTTTTATAGCAAGTGATCCAGTGTAGATGGGTCTAGTTGACCAGCTCTGGGCATAAATATCATAAATTAGCAGTAAATTATTATCAGTCGAACCATTTACTGGAATAGCTAAATAGTATTTCTTATCAAAACTTGAGTACTCTGCTACCGCTACATCACCCCTTGAAGCATTAAAAATATAAGTATTATCTTTTCCATTGAAAATAGTTTCAATTTCTCTTGAAAGATAAAATGGATCCTGTTCATCAAATGCATACACTCCCTGACGAGACAAGAAAAATAATACCTCGCCACCATCGGGAAGATCTACATTCTTAATAGTATTATGAGAAACACAACCTACTTTTTTAGATCTTCTAATTCTTCTAAAAAGACCTGGAACTCCTTCCCAAGTATCTATACTCTTATCTTTAAACAAGCAAAGTCTGTTAAGAGTACCTAATCCTGTGAGGGGTCCTCCATCTCCAGGAGAAATTGGCTCAACGCCAAAAGTTCCCCATGCTTCGCCTTCATTGATGGCAGTGTATCTTAGATCGCTCGATCCTTTAACAAATCCATACACACTGCCTAAATACTCTACAAATCCCTGTAATCCATCTGGAGGAACTTCTTTTTCTTCTACAAGTCTTTCGCCTAGAGTAGTATCAGCTGCATTATCCTGAAACACTGTAGTTGTATTATCATTTATAGTAGTACGAAAATAGTAAATTTCTCCACCAGCTACGGTTCTATACAAAACTCTTTTAGTAACATTTTCCTGAGCATTTGCATTCACAGGAATCAAAGTTATATCTACAAGTTGATTAACCAGGACAGCTGTTGCAGCGCTAGCTGGGCTTGCGTTGGACCTAGCTCCAGTAGGTCCTTCAAACACAACCTTATATTTATAAACACCATTGAGAACTCCAGCTGCTCCTCCAACAGCTGATAAAGCTGTAACTGGAGCAGTTATACCCATTCTAAAGAAGTCTGTAGCTGTAGCAGCATTGTACATGTAGATGGGTCTACTAACGCCATCTCCGACAAGCATTAAATTATTATATGTAAAGAAATGAGGCCTTGTTCCAACACTAAGAGAAACATTTGCTGGAGTAATGTCAGTTACTGCACCTGTTCCGTAATCCACTTTATAGAACTTTCCGTTAGAACCATAGGCTATAAGAAACTTATCACTATCATTTTGTCTATACTCAAACAAGCCATAAATTCCAGGGTTGCCAGTAATTTGAGTGGGGTTAATTCTTCCTGGGGCTTTGGCCTTGGACACGGCTCCTAACAAATCAAATTCTACGAATTCTGCTCTCCTAGAAAAAGCAGGAGGCATATTCAAGGGAGCATCCTTGAAATTCAATCCCCTAAATGGGGGGAAACCATATTCTCTAATTTGCATTATATATAGTATACTTGAGCTATACCAGCGCTTACGTTAACTGCGATGCCATTTCGAGCAATAATAGGAAGTACTGGAGTAAAAGAATCAGAGGCCGCAAACGTGCCAGCCCAAAGAACTTTTCCACTGGCCGCAGTGGCATTGTCATATACTGTAATTGTTGCAGCTGTAAGAACTGCAATTCCACAAAACATTCCAGGTTGAGGCTTAATGACAGTTAGGGCCCCGGTAGCAGGAGCAACTTCTTGCCACTCTTGGGCACGAGGACTAGCTTCAGGAATTGCAGAAAGTGGACCAGCATACGTTGGCATGAAATCTCCTAGTACAGACCGCGCATCATGCGAATCTGTTGCGGGGCAGCTTTAACTCTCGGTTGAATAGTATTTACTAAACTGTTTAACATTTTTTCATACTTAGCTTCATCTATTGGAGGTTCTTTAATCGCTGCTCTAGCTCGACATGTTGCTCCAATTTCTAAAAGTTCATGATATACAGATGAAATACTAGGATTATCATCATCTTCTACAAGTACAGGCAAAATAGGAACATACGTAATTCTAAGATCATTTACACCTGCTGCAGTTTTAGTGGGAACAATTCCAAAACAGTCACCCTTAATATAGTATCTACTACCACTAATTCCGTCTAAAAATGAGAAATAAAGGTTATTCTTAAATGCTTCCTTTTTGTAGATAGGAATGAGAATAAGTTGTACCCACCTTGAGTCTCTCAATTCTTCAAGCAATAGAAGTTTAAGCATGTCCTGAGGGAATTGATATGTTTCACTGGTGCTTGAATTAAATGTTGCTGATTTTGCAAAAAAATCTTCATTAACACTTACAATGACAGTTTGTAAGTACTCGTATTCTCGATTGATGAACTGATTCATTTCAAGATCTGTAAAAGTAGCACCACTGCTTTCAGCTAACTTTACAAATGAATTAGTTCTTATTTGAAGAAGATTGGACATTATAACCCCGCAATACGATTGGCTAGATAAGTATTTACTGTAACCATTTCAGGATTAGTGAGCTCATGATTATAAATAAGCAATTCACAAATAGAACAGTCTCTCCATCCGCCAAATCCTGATCCGCGTCCCACAGAATTCCAAGTAAAATTACCCAATTTAATATCTCCTGTAGGAATTAGAGCTGCACCATCTTTATAACCAGTCTGCACTCCAGTAGTATTTGCTACTCTTAGTCCCCAATATTCAAGGTCGTTTCCATCAGTGTGAGCCTCAGATACTCCAAAAAGTCTATCTGTACCGCCAACAATAGAATTACAGTCAATTACATTAGATCCAGACATATGAGCAGTAATGGAAGCATTACTGTCTGCTGAATTGCCAAGAATTCTAAGATTTTCTGATATTGCTGCTATTTGAAAGTCTCTTAAAATAAAAAATATAGTCACACCACCAAGAGCCGCGCCTTGATTTGGAAATGATAAAGTATCAAATCTAAAAAATCCTTGAGTGGTTAATCCTGGAGATGGATTATTGAAGGTGTGGTTTCCATCTATCGAGTATAAATGAGTTGTCGCTGGATTAGTTCCAGGAGAATTTTTTCTAGGACGTACTGATGAGATATCAATGCCACCTACATCAGTAGATGAATGCGCAGTTAAATGGTAACCGTTTCCACTAGAATCAGGCCAAGTTGTAGTTCCATCATAATTTTCTGCTTTAAACCACGCAGTAGGGGCTGGAAATAATGTTTTAACTTTTGTCACGGATCCATTGAACGAAACTATTCCTGGAACTTTCTTTCCGTCTTTTCTGTGGATAAGTGCTGAAAATGATAGTCCCGCTAAAAATCTTCTACCACGTAAAAGGTATCCAGAAAAACCTAAATCAGATCTATATATCCGAGTAGATCTTGTAATTAACCTACCTATAAAATCAAGTTCACTTCCTCTAGATGGAGGCTGATATGAAAATCCTTGATCTCCGTCATGCAGTGGGCACCCATCAGATTCAACATTGTACACTGTAAATGGTGCTGGATCTTCAAGCGTCAAAATAGAGTTCACACGAACGTCATCGTCTACAAAAAGAGATACTAACAGTGGCTCAACTAATTGTAAAGTTTCTGCACATTCTTCTGAAGTAACAAAGCTTGTGACACCACAAGGATCTATCGGATACTCTACAAGACAATCCCCATTTCTACTTCTGTATCCAACACTACTAAATGAAAGTCTACCATTAACTACTTTACTTAATTTACAGAATTCAGGATCATCTATCACCCAGCTACCAGCATCATTTGATGCAATAAAAATGATCCTACAATCATCGACTGCAGTAAATCTTCCAAATTCTACAAGTTGGAATCCAGTTAATACCAAGTCTGTTTTATTTACAATCCAGTGCTTTATATCTCCACCAATTATAGTATCTATAACAACATGTAATTCAGTTGTATCTGTTGCTAAATCAGGATTTAACCATACTCTAAGTACATAGGAACTACTTGGAGTAAGCTCAGGCATTAATCTTTTAGCAGCACCACCATCTCCACCAACAGCTCCCTGTAATGTTAAAGCCAATATTGGTGAATGATACCCATTAAATTGACTTATTTCGGCATCAGTAAAAGAAAGATTCCAATCAAGTTCATCAAAAGTTAATTCTACACAAGGTCCATCGGTTTCTGTAAGTTCTATGCCAGGAATAACTTGTATAGGAATTCCAGGATTTGGACCAGGACCTCCTGGAGGACCTAAGTATGTTATCGGATTAAAATTTAAAACACCTTGTCTAGATCTTTCAGTTTTCTTTTTATTTCCACCAGAAAATGATATTAATGCTGGAATAGCTACGAAATCTACAGTTGGTTCTTCTCGTAAAAGAACACCTGAACCATCTTCAAGAAGATAGCCGTCAGGCGTTCCAGATTCGAGAAGATATCTATCTGACATTATTCTACCAACAAATACCCACCAAGCTGAACGTTGATTGGGTTGGTAGCCCACGCAGGACAAACCCATTTAAGTTCTATAAAATCTCCAGCGGAAACAGGCAGATTGATAGTTGAGTTACTAAACACCCGTTCATTTGTCGAAACAGATACTGTAGCAATTAAAGTATCAGTAGTATCGTTTACTCTAACATAGAGCGACCACGCCTCACTGCTGCCAGCAGTATTAGCGTACGTATACATTTCGGCAACTCTAATTATCCCATTTCTTCTAATGTAGACTTTACGTATAGCGTTAGTAGTAGTGGGAACCACTGGAGGAATGCCAGAATAGTACGTAGTAGAATCAACTGGACTCCATGTTACTGGGCCAGTAAAAGAGATAGTATAAACTGGAGAAAGTAAATCTTTTATTTGTTGGAGCGTTAATTTCTTAGATGCCCCAGCTTCATTAATAGCAAATTCATTTGCTAATGCAGCTACGCCTGCAGCCGTAAGACCCGAGATCTTAGTGTCTGCCATTGGTTAACCGCCGGCGTTACAAGTAAGTTCGTATGTAAATTCGATAGAATCCCCATTGACTACATTAATCGCTGCAAATACCGAGCGATCCCACAATACTGAACCAGCTTTAGTGGCATTATTAATCAGCCCATGAGAAGTAATAGCTAGCGTGGATACGTACGGAACTGAGGCAACGGTTTTATAAATATTGGCCGAGGCGCCTTCGATTTGTGATCCGACGACCGGATTAGGTGTGGCTCCAGTAATCGTGGCTTCAGTATCTGTGATGGCTTCTGCAGCCGTATCTGTACCAGAAATATGATATTTGAAGTTATTTAAAGTAAAAATTCCTTGAAATGCGTCAACAAGAGCGTTAACCCCTACTGTAGTAACAACTCTTTCTGACACAACACCTTTATCTTCAACCTCACCTGAGGCTCTAATTACTACGGCCTTAAGTGCGGATTTGAATACAACTGAATTATTTTCAGGCATCTTGTACCTTCGCCGTGACTGACTTGCGGCCACGTAAAAAAGGAGCCATATCTCGGTAGCAAGCTCTTACAAACTCATCCTGTTCTTTAATCTTCATCTTAGAAAGTTTTTCATCTTCCATGTGAAGTTGTCTAATAAACTCGAATTCATTTTTGTATCTATGAGTATCTGCTATAAATAATTTTTGAAGAGTTCTGTTGTCTAATGGTTGATACCCACCATTTATGGATTGGACGACCATGATATGTTTTCCGTCTCTATATATTTCCCAGCGCTCCTTATCAATGTTCCATCTAGGCTCAAGATGAGGATCGAGCCTATGAAGGTTATCCAGGATTACAGGATCTACATGTCGACGAGAAAATGCCACGGCCGTCCTCTCCACTTTTATTTACTGCGCGTAATGTGTGATCAAGGTGTGAACGTTGGATCTACGCATACCCATTTCAAAGAACCAATACAACGTAGCCTCATAGGCAGGAAATCCAGATTTACGACTAAGTACTGCTCCATCTTCGTTCATGAACTGCAGTCCGGCCTGTTGGTACAAAGAGATATAGTCTGTATTAAGGAAGAATGTTTTGCCCCGAGGGCATTCAGTGTCCGGAATGATTCCACGGCCGGCAAACTCAGGTCCGGTAAACCCACCCTTGTAAGCAATAGTATTAACAAACCTACGCCCAGCCTGAAGAATCGAAGCGTACTTATCACGAAGCTCGTACGTTCCAATGATCATATTAGGCGTCATACCAGATGCTTTCTGGGCAGCAGTATCGGCCTGCTGAAGAACATCTTCAGTGATATCTACAGCAAACGCCGCTCCACCGTTAGTAATGACATTAGATTTCCAACGCTCGTTACCTGCAGCAGTTCGATCAATTCCTTGATAAGTATTTGAAGCAGAAATTGCAGCTTGAAGTCCTGTGATTTCGTTGCTAAGCTCTACACCTGTCAACGGACCATTTCCACTTAGTACCACAAGATCATTGACGACCGTAGCTGCCGTAGCAGCACAGGTGATAGTAGTTCCAGTAACTGCAGTAACCACCAGCCCCACATCGTGCGCAACTCCAGCAGGTGTAAAAGTATCAATCCTTTGACCCACTTCGATGTACTTAGTCAATTCAGAAGCGTGATGCGGAGTACCATTAGTGAGATCATTGTTATCTACAGTAATAACACCTGCCGCCACGCTCGCAACTTCTGCAAGACCGCCCGATCCATTTCCAAACAGTTGTCGATTGATGTCCTTAGGAAGATCTTCCATAAGACCTTCAGTTTCAACATCAAGTACTGTCTCATAAGAACCCTGAGCATTACGAGTAGCAGCCATGGAATGCAGAGTAACAATCAACTGTCCAAAAGAATACTTCATTTTAACTTGTGTGCGAGCTCCCCGCTGATAACCAGCATCTGGAAGAGCTTGACGATCACGCCTCATCCCAATACCCCAGTTACGACCGAGCATAATTGGAACAAAAGCATAGTCACCGCTTACGTCCTTCTCATTCCGCTGGAGATTTGCAAGAAGAACTCTAGCATTGTTCTTCTGCTCCTCCATGCCGGGAAGATAGAAGTGCTTAAGCGCAAACTCAATTTCACCCACACCGGTGGACTGGTTCCATCCAGAACCAACGTTTAGGGCTGGAAAAGTAGGCATTTAAATATCTCCCTATCGTCTATTTATCCTAGCGTTTTGAGCGCGCCAAGACTTGTAAGCTTCTGCAGCTTCTCTAACAGTTCTTGGCTTGTTAACTGTAATTGCAGGAGTAGCACCATCTCCAGTACGAAGCACACCAGCAGGAAGTCTTCCAGCCGTATTAGCCTTATCTCTCACATACGACTTTGCGCTACTAATTCCCAGCCTCCGTACGTCTTTAACTACGGAGGCTACAATATCCTCAATAGTATCAGTGCGATTAGTCTTCAACTCAGCCTCAAGAAGCTTTTCAGCAATGTTCTTGGTTACTGGGTTTTTAAAGACTTTATGTAAATTTTTAGCAGCTTCTAAATTACCTTGGGCTTCCTTAAATCCGGCATGCTGATCAAGCCTAGATACTTTTCCATTCATCACCCTAACATATTTGACTAAGTTCTTAAGAGTTTTGGCTACTCCAAATGGATCTTTTTCTTTTGGAATATCGCCAATTTCGTCAACATCATCAACTTCATCTTTATCATTAGGTCTTGACAAAATTGTATCAAGTTTGCTCGTTAGTCGCTGAACATTCTTTGAAAGTCTGGTATTTTCGCTAACCGTGTGTTCCAAAAATTCTCGCGCCTTGGGATCGAGGGTTTTCAAGTACTTCGCAAATTCGTCATCATCTTCAGCGTCCTCGTCGCCATCATTTTTATCATCGCGCGTACCAGAGTCTTCGTCCTCGTCTTCATCCTCGTCTTCATTTTCAAGAGATTCTTCAAGACGAACTGCAGGGACTCTCATAGTTTCTCGCTTGTCTTTATTTTCATCTTCAGAAGAAACTATAGTTTTCCCATCAGTCTCACCAATTGGTTTTCCATCAAGCATGAGCTTCATTTATATCCTCTTAAGTTTTTAAGTTAAATTATCTATAAATATTTACAGTTTATCCAAGACTCGCGATAAAGTGTTCGTCCACAATCGCACGAATAGTTTCACCTGGAGTATTTTCAATAATTTTCAGATTAAACTTGGTCGCGTACAACATCACGTCTTCAATAGGACACACAGTAGCATCCCACTCAGGATCAGACCATGGAACTAATACTTCTTCGGAGGTCTCGGTCCCTTTAGTTTCGGGCGGGGAGTTTTTGGTCCTTTCCTCGGTTTTTGCAGGGGTTTGTTCATCTTCAATCACCAGTCCTTTATAAGATTCGTGGTTCTTTACTCCCATTGCTACCAATCGTGGTATGTGTCCAACTGAATTTGGAGGAATGTTATAAATATCTGACCCCCACCAAATAGTAATAGTTTCACTAGTTATGTTTTTAATTTCCACCACATCACTATAATCAGGAGAAGACTGCATATTTACCTCTATTCAATCCCAGCGATATTTCCACCCATATTAGCAGGTGGATTGTTAAGAGCTCCCATAGCTCCTTGGCCCATCATAGATGGCGTTCGTCTTGCCGGCGGTCCTCCACCTGGAGGAGGAATTAAACCTCCGCCAGCAAGTGACTCTGCTGCGCCTGGAGTTTGGGTAGGCGGTGCAAGCATTAGCATATGGATTGCGACGTGAAAATCAAACATTTTTTGAATTTCAGGAGGAAATCTATAAAATTGCTCGGTTTTACGAAATCTATTATGTTCCTTAATATGAATAACGTGGTTCTCCCAATGAGCTGGTACGATTTGAGCACCTCTCGTAAGGAGCAAATTTTCTCTTCTAGAACGGCCTAAATCTAGATTTTCAGATTCTGCAAAAGCATCAATACCCATAGAAGATCTAAGCAGATCAAATAACTTGTGTGGATCTGGCATACCACCATCATCAATGATCGCCTTACGATCCCATAGATCTAAAATAGTAGCTTGTAAAGCAGCACGACTTTTAGGTAAAGCGCTTCCAGGAGTTACCCTAACGTTCGTGCTTAGATCCGAACCCGTAAAACTAAGGATTTCCGCTGGATCATCTGTGCCGGATGTCTCGACAATTCGATCTTCTTTATAAAACGCCTTTGCGATAGCAAGTTTTGCAATGGCGATCTTTTGTTTTGATCGCTCGTAAGCATGTATAATAGGGGCCATAATGGTATCGTCTTGTTCGAGAAGGTAGTTAATAGCAATACCAGATTTAACCCCACTAGGAACCTCAGCTCTAGAAACTTCATGTGATCCAGAAATTGTGTCAAGATCTTGACGATTTCTTTCGGTTTCTCGTTCTACTTGCTGCGGAAGAGCCGCCGCAGGGAAAACTTGAGGAGGTATAATTCCGCTGTACTCAAGATGCTGTCCATGAATATTTGCAACAGCGTCAGTATCAATATTGGCGCTCTTGGGGGAAATGATCTTATTGCGACCTAAGGTTGCTCTATTTTGGACAATGTCACTAATTGTCTTGTTGTACTCAACTTGAATTGGCCTCATTGCCTCAACAGGAGAAATGCTCCACAATCGTCCAGGTGCCCCAATGCATCGGCAATTAATGAAAGGTATTGCCCCTTTTAAAAGCTTAATAGATTTAAGCGTCTCATAATATGGATTAGGTTCACCATATAAAAGTTGATCACCAGCAACTATTGTTAAATAACCTTTTGGATAATCTTTGCATGGCTTTTTCCACAATTCTATTTGATAACACAATTCATTTCCAAGTTGCATAACGTCAGCAACTCCACTGGAACTACCGACGTCTGGATTAGCCATACCTAGAAGACGTCGTTGAAAGAAACTTCCCATATTAAGATTAGTAGATGGAGCAACATTAACCGCTTTTTTACCCCATTTTTCTTTAATTACAGAAACTTCCATCAATTTAACATGCATCAACTCATTAGCTGATTTAAATGTGGAGGCAAATGTTGGAAAGTACACTTCAAATGGAGGTACAACCTCATCAAATAGTTCACCAATCTTAAAATTGACAGTATTTTTACCAACTTGAAAGTAACCCGAATCTCGTTCTTCAGGTAGTCCGTAAGAACCATCTGGTTGTTCTTGAAGATCTAGTGCTTCTGCAGCAGATTCAGGACTTACAAAAGCAACTTCACCTTCAGATGGATCAAAACCAATCTTACGAAATACGTCTCCACAAATAAGCAACCAATCCACTGTCTGAGCGTCGAGATCCTCTTCATCATGATCCTGTCTAAATTGTTCTAGGAGTCGATTACTAAGATTAGCTGAATAGATTGCTTGGTCTCTAAAGCCTACTGGAATAGCCTCAACAATTGGACGGTTTTTCGTCATCTTCGAATGAAGAGTACGAATCCTAGGTTGAATTTGATTGGATGTTAGACGAATATTTCCAGCAGGATTATCAGCTTCACTTAACTCAGCAGTTACTATATTATAGAGAGTCCATTGAAACCCGTAATAGAAGGCCATGTTAAGAAACATGTTGCCTTCAAAAGGCAACTTAAACATGCGCCATCTTTCAAACTTATTTTTGACCTCAGATATGAGGTCCACTTTATCAGTTAATTTAAGTCGTGCCACGTCTACGCCCCGTTAAAGACGCTGGAGGTTCAGGAAGCCCATCAACTACGCCACCGATACTATTTTGTATCTGTTCAGCGTAACGTCTAACTTCCTCTGGCATGCCTCCAGGAACACGAGGTGGAGAGTTTGCACCAGTTAAGGCGTGGAGAAATCCGTTGAGGTGAACAAGTTCCTTATTGTTTTCACGATACAGATAAATTAACTCATCAAGTTTTTTATGAAGCTCCGACTCACGTATAGAATATACGTCATTAAATTGCCTTTGTACAACAATATTTAACTCGTCAGCGATATTTTTTACTATTTTACCAAACACGTAGGCTCCGATCCCTCTCTTTATTACGCTTTGAAAGTTTTTCCAAAGTATCCCAAACTCTTTCCTGTCGATCTTTAAAAGGTTTAAATTTATCTTTCGTCAAGCGTGCAGGTTGAGGTTGTGACATGAGATAATAACGCATCTGATCTACAAAGTGGTCATTTGCCTTTTCAGGTGCTTCAGGCTTTTCACGATACTTACCCTTAATCTTATATTCTTTCCATCGATACTGTGGAATCTCGTATATACCATGCTCACAGTTTTTAAAGAGAAAAACTTTAGGAGAACCTTTCTTATCAGTAAACGGATTAATAAGATTATCCCATACATTAAAGCTTTCAATTAAAAGATTAATACCCGCCTTAACATCGTTATCTCCCTGGATAAAATGAATACCATAGTCAGCATATGATTCTGCAATACTGTACAAACCTCTCTTTGGGTCTTGTAAGGTTTTATTAAATATGGCTGGATCGGCAATCCACGCGTTAATGTTATCAGAACCGTTAATCTCAAATATCCTTTTAGCATGGTGATCGACAGTTTGACCTTCTTCGTAGTGCTCCTTGTAACAAATTTTAAATCCTTCGGGATGAACAGCCCACCAACCAACGGCAGTGGGATTATTAGTTCCATGATCTAAACTTACGCCTCTAGTCCAGTCTTCTGGAATTTCAAATGGCTCAATCACATGGACGGACTCATCCCAAGCCGTGATAATTTGTCCAGCAAACGCCGACGGATCCCCCTCAATGTAACGTTTAATCCAGTGTTCAGGAAATGATTTTCTAAGATCTTCGACGTAATCATCTGGTAAGAATCGATTCTCTGTAGAAGCTGCCTGTATAAACAGATAGTCAGGATCTCCTCGGTGCTGTTTACACCACTTATGCCATACCCAGTCTTGACCTTCAGGGTTCGTTGAACCAAACCCAACTCTTCGACCAACTTCTTTCTTTCTGAGGCGAGACTGGAGCATAAGGAACACATTTTCAGGGCACTCCGTCATTTCGTCAATTGCAAAAAATCCCAAATTAAGAGATTTAAGTTTATCAACCTCTTCTAAATGTCGAAAAATAATAGTCGACCCATTCTTGAAGATAACTTTATGCTCAGTCTTAATGCGATCCTCAATTAGCTCATCAGGACAAATGTTAAAAAACTCATACATCGTAGTATCACGAAGCTCAGGATACGTATAGCGGCCGACAAGTCCATAATTTCCAGGATACTCCATCGACAAAAGGATAACTTCCCAAACCAGAGCCGTGGTTTTGCCGCTTCCAACGCCTCCCATGTAACATTTATATTTCGCCGGACTTTCATGGAATAGCTTTTGCTTAGGAAGGGGCTTATAAAAATCTGAAAGTTTCACTTAGTCCTGCCAGTATTTGTTTACTAGCGTAGATAGTTGGGGATTTTCATGTCCAAAGGCATCCATCAACTTATTGACAACCTCCTCCTTAGGTATATTTTGTTTCTTAGTATGGATCACCGTTTGTTTGACAGCTTCATCCCAATCGTTAGTGGATTGAAGCAATTTAGTGAATGCACCAGCAAAATCATCTCCGGGTGTAGGCTGTTGCCTGATTCTGCCAATCATATTTTCTGGAGTAACTGGACTAAACTGACTAGCGGCGCCTGGAGGAGGCTCGGGTCGAGTTAATCCGCCGATAGGTGGAGCACCCGCAAGATCCGCCTGGCCAAACATATCGGCATAATCTTCAGGCTTAAGACCCGCTTTTTCAAGCTCCTTGACAATTTCATCAGGCGGAACTCCGGACTGCATGGCTTCTTGAATCATTTGGTAGGCTTGGGTGTAGTCCAGATCCTCTTGTCGTCGACCGCGACCTGGACGAGTCTGAGATCGAGGGGCGTCATAGGCCCTCTGGTCGACCATAGTTTGAGGATTGAACTCTGCCCCTGGAACCGAACCCGGAGTCGGTGGAATCTGATCCAATCCCGCCCGTGGATCTGGGATACTAGCGTGGAAGTCGTCAAACTCTTGTGGAGTTCGAGGGACGTTGACCGTAGGAATTTGGGACTCGAGACCGGGGTCCAACTCCCTCGAATTCATAAACGCCGGATTGTCAAGCGAAGCCCCGGGTTCA